GTTTTGCAGGTGTCCAACTAACTGAGAATCTACCTCTTGTATCAGGAGTAAATATAACCTCAGTATCTTTCATACCATCTCTCCAATGAAAAGAACCACGAGTAATGTAGTGCTCTTTAATTAAGCTATCGTTATAATCTATCTGTTGGTATATTTTTGTAAGATTAAATAAAGATTGTTTACTTTCATCTCTAAATGCGTGAGACTCTGTTCTTGGAAACTGACGATAAAATTCGTTTAATGCATCTGCATCACTTTTTAGTGAATCAACCTCAGCTTCCCAATAGTCAATAGCACCATTCTTAATCATCATACCATCAACACCTTTAACAGGTTCTTCAGGTTTACGAAATACAGGCATACCATATAAGTCAATGAATCCTTCCATATTCCATTCCATAGGAATAAATAAAGCATATAGACCACTTTTAGTTTGACCATTTGCATTACGTGTAGTAACTACTGAATCCTCAAACATATCTTTATAGTTTTGTCCTCCTTTTGATAATGCATTAGAGGTAGAACCCATCATACATTTACCAATGATTTTAGAACCCAAACGAAGACAAGTTTTAGTTACTCGCCAATTCTCTTTAATGTTATTTGGTTTAGTCCACTTACCGCTCTCATCGTGAGCTAAGAATAAAAGTTTTTCCCCATCATAAGAGTTATCTTCTGTGTTCTTCCAATCTATTGATGTATCTAATCCTTCTATGATTTCAGCCTCAGTATCAAACATATTCTTCTTTGTAATCTTAGAAGCAGGTACACGAAAAGCCAACTCTGTCTTTGGTTTATCCATACCATCCATAATAGGTTTGAAAAAGAAAGGTAATCTACTATTAATTGGAACTACCTTATCTGTAAACATTTTTTTAGCATCGGCTCCTGTCTTAGACAATATTCCAATACGGGAATCTCTCGCAAGAGTTCCTATGTTTACAGCTTCAGATGAAGACATAAAAGAGAATCCTGAACGTCTAATCTTTAAGTATATCATTCCAAAACTTCTTGTGTCTGCTTTACAAGCTTCCCAAAAAATCCAATAGATTCTATTTGCTTCACGGAAGTCAGGATAACCAACGTCAATACTTGACCATTGTAGGTACATATAATGAGAACCTGTAATATAAGTAGGTACTCCATTATTCATAAACCAATATCCTTTTTCTCTATAATCAAACTCTTGCTCAATATAATCTACCCATCTGTTTTTAAATTCAGAAGGCATTTCATTCCATTGAAAGATTGATTGTATTCTTGAGAGTTGTTTAGGCATTGGTTCTCTCTCCCAATATTGTTCTGCCTTTGAAGTACTTCTTTTATGACATTCTTTTGGAGCTTTAGGTAATGCAATATGAAGACCTGAGATATTAACTATCTCACCTATTTCTCCTGTCTTTGATATTACGATAACATCGTATTGTTCATTATAACCATACAGCCAAGATTTATTGCCATTTTTTTTAGCAATAACCCCTGAAGATATATAGTCTTTAACTACAGAGTAAATATTATTTTGACCTTCTTTCTGCAAATCCTTGTTTTGTATCAGTTTTACTTTCTCCTTTTTCTGCTATTTCAAGATTTTCTTTCTCTGTTTCTATTCTATTTAGAATCTCAAAAGCATCGAATATAGCTAACTTCTTTGTTGCTGCTGCATTCTTTAATTTATCAGCCGCTAAATCATCTCCTTCCATATCAGGATTTAAGATTGATTCTTCTGCAACTTTTATTAGTTCTAATACTGCCTTATGACCGGCAGCAATAATTTTTAGTTTTGTTTCTTTAGTTGTCATAGCTTTATCGTTATTTGATGGTCATACATTCTGTATAATTTTTCTCCATCAACAGTAAACTCATATTCACTATCGGGAGCAAAACAAACAAAGTCATCTTTCTCTATGCCTTGACTTAATAAGTATTCATTTGGATAAACCATTTGTCCCATTAGAGGTTCTTCTGAGAAAGGTTTTTTAATATATGATTCAGTAGGAGGAATTGGTCTAACAAAACAATATCTGTCATAGGAATACCAAGTATCACCTTTTTTATACATAAAGAATTGTTCTGTCTCTATAAAGAATAAGTCATCTTTAAAAAAACTCTTTCCGCTTTTTTGACGACCTCTCATATCATTATAAAACTTAAATGCATTGTGATGCACAAGAAGAGTATCTCCTATTGATATAGGACCATCATAGCCAACGGGTAATTCAATAACTTCTGCGAATCTATTAGAAAACTTATGGTCTTCTTCAGAGGTACTAACTATAAATTCAATACCTCCTATATTCCTTGTGTTATCGTATCTTTTCCCATTTATAGGCTTTGCTATAAAGTAGAATGGTGATTTCATTAAAAATCTATATTAAATTCGATTGAAATTGGAACCGTAAAGGTAAACTCTTTCCACAAGACTACCTCACTTTTTTTGTTAATTATGTAAATTAATATTGATTTTGTATCAGTATTGTACTTTATTAGATGAATCTCATTAGAATCACCAAGTATTTTTTGACCCACAATGTAGTGCATAGCACCGCTTTTGTAATCCGGTCCGATTGATATTTTTCTTATGTCCATTTGATTAAATTTTATTCTTCTATTGTATATGGTTGTTCATCATACCAAGTCCACCCATCTATTGGATATTCATAAGTATCTTTCTCTTCTTTTAATAATGTATAATCAGGTGCATACACAAAGTTAGGTGCATACATCCATTGTCCTTCTTCGTTTTGTTTATAAAATCCTGCTGTTGTTTCCATATTTTTTATCCTGTTACTATCCATCCTTTAGCTGTTGCGATTGAACGTGTGCAACCTGCTGCTCCTGTGCATCCTGTTATGTTAATTGTTCTTGATGTTACTGTTGGTAAATCTGTAAATAATTGATTTAATGCTGCAATTCCTAAATCAGAAAATGATACATTTATTTGAGGAGAAGTTCCTGTATATTGACCTGCTGATGTGTTTAATAATCTTAATGAATTTAATTTATTAAAATTATTCGCGGCACCCCCACTTACTGATAAAACTGAAAAAGGACAATTAAAACTTAAAGATGTTATTAAATTTGCATTTGACGAAGGTCCTGAATTTATAGAAGCAGTAACAAGAGGAGTAGCTGTCAAACTTCCTACGTTACCTAAATTATTTATTGTTGTTAAATTACCTGCATTATAAAACATAGTAGATAAAGACGTAACTGCAGAAGTTTGAGTGGTTGGCAATGTTAATGTCCTTAAAGAAATACATCCATTCACTAAACTATTAAAATTAGCTGTAGAAGCAGATATAATAGAAGGCATTGTTATTGATATTAGATTTCTACAATCTATAAAACAACTACCCCAACTGCTACAATTTGACATATTTGTCGGTAATGTTATAGATGTTAATGTATTACAACTATCAAAACAATTATTCATATTTGTTACGGCAGGTAGCGTTGATGGCAATGTTATGGACTCTAATTCATTACAACCTGAAAAAGTACTTGAAAAATTAGTACAAGTGTTTAAAGATGTTGGCATTACAACTGTTTTTAACTTAATACAATTTTGAAACGCACTTTGCATACTTGCACAGTTATTTTGAACAGCAGTAGCAAACGTAACAGAAGTTAAATTAGAACAACCTGAAAACATTGTTGACATTGTTGAAGAACCCCACCCTGATGGTATAGTTATAGAAGGCAATGATATACAATTCAAAAACATTGAACTTGTATTAAGAGTACCTGAATAACTTGGTAAATCAACTGTTCTTAGTAAAAAACAATTCGAAAAACAACCACTTGCATTTGTCATACTTTGTGCTGCTGTAGGGAATGTAACATTTGTTATAGAGTAACAGCTTTGAAATGTACCTCCTAAATTTTGTGCAACAAATCCTGTTGGAAATACTATGTTTTTTAAGTTATAACAATTACTAAACATAGTGTTCATTTGGTTTCGTGCATTAGATGAACAAGTTCCCGGGAAAAATACATTTTGTAAACTCCAACAGTTAGAAAACATACTATTCCAACTTATCGTTGTTCCCGGAGAAGCGGGAGACGGCATACCTATAAACCTGAACCATTGTAATGAAAAACAGCTTTGAAAAGCACTTGTAAAATCATTCGCTAAATTTATACTTGGTAATGTAATATTTTTTAAAGAATTACAGGCAGAAAATGCTAAATTAAATGTTGTACAGTTATTAAGCGTTGTTGGAAAACTTACTGTTCTTAAATTTGTACATCTTGTAAAAGTTGCTGACAAACTACTAATACCCGTAGCATTTGAAGGTAAAGATATGTCTAATAAATTAATACAATTTTGAAAAGCATTTACTAAGCTACCTAATGAACTTGCAGAAGTAGGCATTACAACTACAAAAAGACTTATACAATTAAAGAACATACTTGACATCTGTGAAGTCCAAGCAACAGTAGCAGGTAATTTTACATATTCTAAAAGTATAAAAGAACCTAATCCGGTACTATTACTAATAGAATTAAAATAATTACCATTAAATGCACTTGTATTGCAAGTGTTATCTCCAAAATACGCCTCTAACAAACCTATTCCATAAGATGGATTTCCTCCTGTTACAGCAAAATTTGGAACGTGTTGAGCATTTGTAATTACACAAGTTGCATCTCCATATATTCTAATCTTAAAAGTGTTATATCCTCTTGAACAAGGTGTACCTCCTGTTGAATAAACGTGGTCTGTAGTTGTTGAAGTTGTGGTTGAAATTGTATCAGTTACTCCATCTCCCCAATCAATATATATATTACCCGATGTACGAGTAAATGTAGTTGTTATTGCAAATGCTTTGGCTCCCGTATCAGCAACTAAAAATTGAACCTCGTTAGGAGTATCAGTTATAGTTATCCAATCAGCAGGTCTTACCCAATCAGGAGGAGTTGGAATAGGTGCAATTGTATTTATTAATGCGTTAAATGCCATTAGATTTAAGTTGTTTGTGTTATTACTATATCCACAGTCATATTTGCTTGTGGAGGAAATTGTGAGTAGAATGTAGCTACTCCTGATGCTACTCCAACAAACGGTAAGACTTGAGCATTATATGCGGTTAAATAACTTGCGTTTTGAGGTGTTACTGAAACATCACAAGTAGTTGTTACATTGACATTACTGAATGCGTATGTATAATATCCTCCTGATAAAGTCCAAGAACCAACCGCTAAAGTTTGTGAGGTTAATTTAACAGGAGTTGAACCACCTCCACCTCCACTATATTGAGGAATATTTAAAGTAGCACCAACTAATGTAGCAGGACCACTTGTTCCTGTAGTTGTTAATGTTATAGCGTCTTGCTTTGCATTCCAAGAAGTTGAGTTACCGCCTGTTGCTGTAATTACTCCATTAACGTCTAATTTTGTTGTGGGTATTATTGTACCAATACCTACATTTGTTCCATCGTCATATATTAATGAATCAGAAAATCCTATAATATCTCTTTTAGGTAAAAAATTACTTGTTATATTCCCGTAAAAAAGATCTAAACCTGTAAATGTTATTGAGCCTGTGGATGGAAACATAGTTAAAGGACCATATCTAAATGTTCCTCCTGTAGTAATATCAAAAGAAGCTAAATTTCCGCCTAAATAACTAGATATACCTTCTCTTCCGGCTGAATCATTTCTTAATAATATTTGTTCATTATCCGTTCCCTGAACAGTAAGCGGTCTAAAAACTCCTGTATTTGTTCCAATACCTAATCTGTTGTTAGTATCATCCCAAAAGAAGTTCGCATTGTCTTGAGCAATGGTTGTTCCATTTGAAAACAATACACTACCACTTGTTAAAGAAGGTAATGTAAATTTACCATTAAACGTACTCCAATCTGTAGAACTTAAAGCTCCTCGATTTGTTGCTGATGCTGTAGGTAAATTGAATGTATGTGTATCAGTAGCAGATGATATATTAAAATCTGTACCTGATGTTCCAACGGCCAAATATTGCACTTGAGAAGTTAATCCATTTAATGCGGTTAACCCTGAAGAAAATGTTGTTATAACTTGGGATAGATGGCTATTTTCTGTGTGCATCGTGATTGTTCTACCACTATGAATTACATAGAATCTAACCGCTAATCTATCTGTTACTGTTAATGTAGTAGGAGGCACTGCTAATGCACTAAAATATAAATCTATACTTGTACCTCCTGTTATAAATTCAGGAGATGTAGAATTACTTGCAATTAATGTAAAAGTAGTTCCATCATATTTATATAATTCAATATAAAATCTTGGTGTACCTCCACCTGATGAGGCACTAAAATAAGTTTCAAAATTCCAATTACCACTCGGTATTAATAATTTATTTGGGTCTCCTACATCTGTAATAAACTGAGCAATATATCCATCTGCATTAATGGTAAAATCTGTGCCTGCCCCAATTACAGGAACACTATTCATTTCTTTATATGCAACACCGCCTATTGTTCCTTGAGATACACTACCATTTAAGTAATAAGAAACAGATGCTCCTCCTCCTGTTGAAGTAGGAAAGTTTGCAAGAGTACCATCTCCTCTTACATA